CATCCCAATTAAAAATCTTTCCTAAAGGAACAGATTCTGACCCAACTGATAAGAAATTTATATCTGCCATTAATAAGCCCCCGTTTCTCTATATTTTAATAACTGTTTACTTCTACTAATCATCTCTAATTCTTTTATATTCATTTTAATACGAAACTCTCCTTCGTAATTCTATTTCTTGTAATGCAGCAAGTCTTTTTGCAAGTTGTCTAATATCTATATCACTAGATATGTTTGCAGAAATGTTATAATGATTAGTTACATTTACAGGGTTTTGATTCATTCTTTGTACATCTGCAGCAGTAACAACTCTTTCTCCTGCATGTAATTGATATTGGCCTGTTTCTCCTATCATACCACCAATAGCTTTAACTCTTGAAGCACCTCTATAATCTCTAAATTGTGATTTTGGAGCTTTGAAAGAATCGTCATCATCTTTATCTTTACTTTTACCTCTAAATATACTTTTGATTTTTGACCACAAATCAGATGCCCAACCTTTCATAGCAGTAATCACATAATTAAATCCGTCTTTTAAAGATTTCCAAAGACTTTCAATTTTATCTTTTAGCCATGTGCCGATAGTATCTATATCTAGAAGAAAAAATCCCCATTTATCAAGTAACCAATCTCCTATAGTATCAAAGTTCGAGAGAAAACTATCCCATTTATCTAATAACCAATCTTTTATAGTGTCTAGTTCTCCTAAAAACATTTCCCATTCTTCTCTTAAAAATGGACCTAAACTTTTAATATAATCTGTTAGACTTTTCCAACCAGATTTAATCCAACCATTAATAATCTTTAGACCATTTAAAAAATCTACCCAAGTCTGTTTTGCTAAATCTATATACCATCGTTTTAAATTCTCCTTCCATTTTACAAAAGAATTTTGTTCTTTTTTTTGTTGTCTAGTAGTTACGGCTTCGCCAGATCCTTCAATTCTTCTAGTTTCTCCTCGCATTTCTCTTCGCATTTCTCTTTCTTTTGCCATAAAACTTTCTTGTTTTTCTATATCTTCTTCATCTGCTTTCATAGTTCCGAATAATTTTGATAACCACTTATACAGAAATAGTCCTATTTTCAAAAATAGAATTAAAAATGGACGAAGAAATTTACCTATAAGATCTCCGAAAGGCCTCCAAACAAGAAGCCAAGCTTTCTTTGCAATTATTAATTGTTGTTTTAATAATGGGGAAGATTCTTTCATCAATTTCCAAATTTTCTTTAAAGGTTTTGCCATCAAATCAAAATGTACTTTTAAAGTATCTACTACCATTCGCAGCATCGTATTTTCTTTTTGTCCGCCTGGAGGAGGCGAAACGTGTTCAGCACCTGCATATCTACCAGTTCTGGAATTTTCGAAGCATTCTAACTTCTGTACCTTCAGCCATACCTGCTCTAGCTGCTCCTGATCTTGATAAAACTCTTCCGGCTACTCCTGCTTCTGAAGCTATTAATGGTATTCCCATTTTATATACCTCCTGACATTGGATACTGTTTTAGTTTTTTCATTTTAAATTCTGGACTAAATTGAAGTAAAAATTCATATTCATTGCACTCCATTTCATTTATATCTTTCTTCGTATATCCTGAATCGATTAATGTATGCTCTAAGATCCAGAATCTTTCTGGTCCTCTGTCTGGGAGCCTACCTCGATCGAGGAAGTCGAAGATGATTTTTTTTTTTCTTCTGCTTTTTCGACAGCTTTTTCTTCAGTAAATCTATTAAAGATTAATTCCATTGCAGCTTCTTGTAAATCATCATATACATCTGTATCGAGACTATCAAGAACTTGTTCAATTGGCACATCAACATCAAAACTGTCAGGCCGTCTTTGTACCATTTTTGGCATTAATTCCATTGCAAGAATAGAAACTTTAAAATCGCCATTACTAATTTCTGCTTTAATCATTGCTCGATTTCTTGGTCCTGCTTTTGGTTTTCTTAAAAGCCAAGTACCAACTCTTGTGTTTACTTCTTTCGTATCTACCATACTAATCCCTCCTTGGAATTTTCAATGTTAGCTTAGTCTCTCCTTGAGACTTAAATAATTAAAAGATTTACGGAAGAAAGCTTCCGATATACGGAATATTTTGATTACCCTATAATTATATATATTTATAAAACATTTATTTCCGTATAACAACATCTAAGTAATATATTATTTCTGTTAGCTGACGGTCCACCACTTGATCGGTTGGTTAACTGAGCTTTCGACTGAACCACTTTTACCTGCCCCATTTATAGTCAATTCTACAATATTATCTCCGATATTTATAGGTTTAGATATATCATTTATACTACAATTTTGAAGATTAATTTGAGCTCTTCGTAAACCTGAAGTAGTTCCTTCTTGTAATTGTAGTTGCATTGCATATAAAGTTGGTTCACCAGATCCAGATCCTAATGCATTAGAAGGTCTAATTACATCACTCGCATCATTATAAAAATGATTTCTCAATGATGATGCTACTGAATCAGTCATTTTTACTGTTGCAGTCCAATCATATTTCCTTAAACCTGGTTCTGCAGCNTCTATAAATCTAGATCCAAGTTCTCTACCAACTTCTGAATCGAAATTATTATTTATAGTAACTGAAGCTGAAGTAACTCTTCCAACATCTGAACCATCCCATCTAAATTTACCTTGTGCAAATATCCAAGGTTTTGTAGTATCTGCTACAAATGCACTTTGTGAACCAGATATATTTGGTTGCTTTGCGAATCCGTCTACAGTACATTTTAAAGTACTTCCTAATGAAAGACTAAAACCTATACTATTTATTACACATCCGCTTAGAGTATGTACTTCATTTGTTCCGCCAGTTTTATCCATAAAAGCTACATCCATGAAAAATGACTTCATTCCGCTTGTAGAACCTGAAGTATAATCCATAAAATCTCTTTCTCTTAGATAATAAGGTGTCGATGTACTTCCATCTCCGTGTTTAGAACCAACTCCAAACCTTAAGAAATCAAAATCAGCTATATCATATTCCATAGACCATGTGCAATCATAATTCCCAAGTCCGACGAATGTTTCATTTCTGCCTTCACCAAGTCCAGTGGTTCTTATCAAATTATTGCTTTCATTTATTGTAACAGTTTGAATCTTTCCTTTTACAACACTTGCTGCAACACTTCCTGTACTACCTGAACCATAAGCAGATTCTTCATCGAATTTTATATGAGTCTTGTATGCCCTATAAGTAGTCACTTATACCACCCAATTATAGTTTTTATATCTTTCATTTTTATTTTCCTCCTTGAGTCTTTATTTTCTCGCTTTCGCTTGTCTCATCACTATGCATTATCGAAAAGTGAATCCCATGTGATATCTAATGTGAATTGCCAAATATACGCCTCTTTCTCTCTATCATAATCAAAAGTTTGCATATCACCTGCTCTAGTTATTATAACTCTATATAAATTTGCATGTCTTAATTTTCTTCCTAAATTAAAAACTTTACTAGCAATTTCTCTTGCTCTTGTTGCATATCTATCTCTTATTTCAAATACATATGATGCATTAAAATATGAACCTTTTGCACCTTCCACTGAATCTCCAAGACCTGCATATTCTTCAGAACCAGTTATAAACATCATTACTACTCTTGGTAATGTAGTATCAGTTCTTGCATATTCTCTTTCTATCATTGCAGAACCATAAGAGTAACCGACAATAACTGCATCTCCTGAACCAGAAGCTGTAGTAAGTGTAATTGTTGTTGATTTACTAGTAGGCTCTCCATAAGCAACAGTATAATCAGAACCTTTATATTTTGTAACTCCTGCAACAGTTATTGTATCAGCTACATTTGTAACTCTTGTATTTGTTAATGTAAATTGAGTGGAACCTGAACCAGAAGAAAATGTATCTGAAGTAGCAGTAAATCTAGAAGTAATAGGATCAGCAAGATTGTTTCTAAAATAATCCAACAATTCTCTTTCTCTTTGATATATATATTCTTCGCTCAAATTAATTTCTCCTTGAAATTAAGTTCCTCCTTGGAACTATATTCTTAATCGAATTCTAATCTGTCTTTGTAGAGTAACTCTTTCATTCTCTACACTCTTAACAGCTTTAGTCATCATAAACACAGGTCGTACTCCTTGTACTCCTGCTGCAAATCTAATACCATACCATGATTTTCTAAACTTCATTACTTTTCCTTTCTTAGGTACGATTGGGCCTCTTCGGTATCGTGTATTGTGTATCCCTGTACCGTATTCAAAGTATTCAGCAATCTTATTTAATTCTTGATTACCAGTATCAATCCAATAATAGTTTTCAAAGACTTCTATATTTGGTGAAAATTGTAAAGCATTTTTCAATATACCTAAATTATATTGATGACCGCCATGTTTCAAATTTTTATTATATCGTTGTTGTGCTATTTTACCAAGTTCTTGTAGAAGAATTAATCTTTCATCGTCTGCAATTCTTCCTCTTCGAACCATAGCAATACACTCCGTTTTGCTTTATCTATTTGGTACTTTTACTCCGAATGCTCTTACATCCATAATTTCATCATTTTCTCCTCTAGACTTTGTGAAATTTATGATTTTATAATCTCGTGAGTTCCAAGTAACACGTCCTTCTTCTTCTGCTGTTGTATCACTTTGAAACACTAATCTGACATCTCCAACTTTTAATTCTCCTGCTGCTACCATTTCATGTGTAGTATCTAGTTCTTGTAAAAACACTACTTCAGTAACACTTCCACTATAACCTGAACTTTCTCCCTCTTGTCCTTCGTAATTTAAAACGTCGTTTCTTGCTCTAACTACAACTTCCTTACCAACTTCACTAGTCATGTTATTAAAATCTTCTTGTGCTCCTAAAGCATATTGAAAATCAGTCATAAGTTCTCCTCTTTCTACCATATAATGTTCTTGCTGCAGAATCTAAATCCATGATATTCTGAGTTCCTTGCCATAAATCAAGTATTTGCTTTCTTGTTGTGCCATCAATTACAGTTGTGTCGTCTAAGAAATTAGTTTTAGTGACTTCACTTCTATTTCCGTTATTTAACACAAACGTTTGATATTCTTGATAAGTATTCTCTGCTTCAAGTATCAATTCTTGCCAAGCTTTTGTAATTTGTCTACCTTCAATATTAATAGTTATATACCCTTTTGAAAGAGCTTTTGTACCTAAAGAACGCATAATCCAAGATTTTCCTAATAAAAATGTAGCTATCCTTTGGACAATTGGATTACTAGTATTTAGATCTAAATCAATCTTATCTTGTACTAATCTTAAAATAGTTGCCATATCATTTGGATCTGGTGGGTCATTTGCATTGAATTGTAATACTGACCGCATTTCTGCAGGAGTTATATAGAAAGTTTCATCATTGATTTGCCACATATCTGCTAAAGCAATATCAGAAGACCCACTTGTAGTAGCATTTAAGAAAGTTCTCTTATAATATTGATTACTTGAACCACTACTAATCGAATATTCTGTAACAGTATATATATCTGTAAATTGCATTTCAATCTGAGAACCACTTCCGATCGGAGTAAAAGGTCCGTTTGAACCTGAAGATTCATAAAATACCATAGTATTGTACGGAATTCTATAAAGCCATTCATTCACAGAATGAGCAAATTTAAATACCGCTGTTGTAGTAATTGAGGTGTTTGTAGGAACAGTTGCAACTTTCACTATTTCTGCAGTTTCTGCACGAGGATTTACTACGATGTAATCATTTACTGCAAAACCTTCAACATTATCTACAGACACTGAAGAACCAGAACCTGAAGATATGGCCACAGCTAATTGAGTGTTTTGTTGAGCTGAATAATCATAGTTTAATCCTCGTAATAATACCATTATATCACACCTGCTATTTGTAGTCCCACTAAAATGATAAAGAGGAACCAACCACTTCCTACAGCATATTTAATCATATTTGCTTGAGCTGACGACATAATTCTAAATTCTGTATTTAGTTTTACATCATCTTTTATATCTTTCAAAATATCGTAAATATCTTCTACTCTTTGTCCTATTTTTGCTATAGATACTTTTCGATTAGAAGATTTAGGAGGCAATTAAGCCGCCTCCACACTTCCAGATTCTGAAATTGGTGTCCAGAAACAATGGAAATCTACTGATCCTGGTCCAAGATTTTGTGTAGCAATTGTCAAAATAATATCACTAGTTATTATCTTTGGTGCTACAACAGTAATTGCTTCTAATTTTGAATCTGGTGTTGCATCATGCCAAATATCTCCAGTATCTAATTGAGAGCCACTTGTTTGTGCTATAAAAGAAGCTGTTGCTCCAGAAACACCTACTTCAACTGTACCTGTAGTACCAGAAACATTATTTGTACAAACTGCTAATACAGTAGCTACAACAGTTCCTGTAACTTTGAATAAATCTAATGTGCCTGTAGAACCAGATGAGCCAGAACCGTTTACAAAACCATAACTATTAGTAATTTGTTTACCGCCCCATCCATTATTATTAATACGCACTATTGAATTTAGTGCAGTATTATTTGACATTCTTCCTAATTTATCTCCCATTGTTTTTACCTCCTAAGGTTTTATAGTCGTAAGAGAACGACTAAGCTGGATTTTGTAATTCAAAAAGTTTTTCAACTCTTTCGTCTTCAGATTTAGGAACGTCTTTTCTTCTTATTCCAAATCNTTTAAATAGACTGAATTGTTCTTTTCTATTTAGAGCTTTTAACTCTTCTTTGGACAAAAGTTTATTTGATTCAGATTCTTCTTCTAAAGTAGGACTATCATCTTCTGCTGGAAGCATTACCTCTTCAGACCCATCTTCTTCCGTATTTTCTTCAACGCATTCGGTAGACTTATCTTCTTCTTCATATCCTTTATCTTTATCGGCTTCGGCTTCTTTAACTTCATCTTCTTTGATTTTTTCAACTGCTTCATCTTTTTCACCTACAAGTTTCATTTTTATATCTTCTGGTACAGCTGAACCGTCTTCTAGAGGATACCAAGCTATGGAGTCGAATTGTAAATCTTTCTTGAAGAACTTTTCAAATTCAATACCATAAGCATATGGATATAATTCTGCAGAGAATAAAACTTTAGCATGTTTAACTGTTAATATAACTTCGCCTTCTACTACTTTCAATAACCCTTTCAAAAGATGATGTTTAATAGACATAGCTTTGAAACATTTCTGTGGCATTTCTTTTGGTCCATCTTTAAAAGATATAGAGAAATCTGCATCTTCAGCATCAAAATACCTAACATTTTCTAATATTTCTACCATTACCATTTTAGTAACCTCTTAGATTGCTTCCTCCCTGGAAACAAATCTTTATATAATTGAAAATGAAAAAATTAAAAAAAAAATAAGAGACTTAAATGTCTCTAGATAATGCAAGATATCTTACTTTAACATCTCTAGCTTCTGCAGTACCAGATTCAATTTTAATGAACGGTTTTAGTGCTGCTGCTGCAGTCATTGCAGTTCCAGTGGCTACTAAGTCACCATCTAAATAAAATCTTGGTACTCTACTTGCATCAACTTCGATTAATAGATCGTAGTTTGTATTTACTGCAAAACCTGCTTGCATCCTTGCATTAGTTGCTGAACCAGCATAAACATCTGTTCCTGCAATACTGTACACACACTGTATAGAACCAGATGCAGTTGTTCCGTTTGCTACATAAAACATTGCTTGGTCATCGTCTGTTGCAGGATCACTACCACTAGTCAATTTAAAACCTACCAATATTGCATCCATAAAAGAAATAGATCCAAAACTTAGTGTTGTAGCAAATCTGAGTTTTTTCGCAGGATCCCATGCAAGACTATTTAAAGCTGATACATTTGAGTCTTGATGTACTTGTAAATTCGCTACATCTCCATCAGCACCAGCAGTAGTCAATGTAACACCACCTGCAGTACTGAATGTTGCCAAATCTGAAGTCATATTAGTACCTTCAACTTCGAAATTTGCATTTATTGACCCAGAACTACCTAAAAAAGCAGCATTCAATTGTGGTCTTTGTAAAAATTTTTCAACATGACTAAATCTTTGTACAGCTTCATGTTCTGCTAAATCATGAGGAATCTGTTTTCTTTGAACAGAAAAGCCTTCTCCTAAAGCAAGTCTGTCTTTAACTTTAATTCTTTTGAATGATTGTTCAAATGTTCCCATTTTAATTCTACCTCCCGAGGAAGAATTTCCTCCTTACTTGGTTTATTTCACCCATATTCCCTACGGACAGAGAAAATATAGAAAAAAATTAGTCCTTTCGGACTTAAGCAATTGTATTGATTTTCACCAATCCCTTAGGTCTTGCACATGCTATTGCGTATCTGATGTAGGCTACAATATCAAGGTGTTTTGACCTAGCTGCTTTTTCAACCTCAACAGTTAGTGGTTCCCTTTCATAGTATCTAATGTTTGCAAGATCTACGTTAACAACCAATGCATATGTAGATGCAGCCTGGCTTGAAACCAGAATATCTACACCGAATGGTGTTGGATAGATACCTTTCTGAATTAGATCTGCATTTCCGTAGTTCAAAAACTTCAGAAGGTTTGGATCAATTCTCAGATACTTAAAGGTACTCGGATGCAAGATCATATACTTCTTACCATCACCTGCATCATCTGCTTCAAGAACTCCTAGTGCTAATGAGACATCCTGTAGAACATCTGCACTTGCACTTGCCCAAGTAGCTGTTGCTGTAGTTACGTGACTTGTTGGTGCTGTATATGTTTGCCCCTGATATGTTCCGCCAGCAACGAATGTGTTCAGTGCTGTAAGGAAGTCTGCGTTGATGTGTCTTGCTATACCGAAACCAATTGCTTCGACATGATCATTAACAAGATCCCATCTTGCGTCTTTTATCCAATTGATGGGAATTCGTGGTGCTACGCCGACATCTTTGATGGTAGCATAGTTCCGTGTGAAATCCATGATTGCATTTGGATATTCTCCAGACTCAGATTCTTCCTCTGGATCTAACCAGCTGTCTGTTGTGTTATAATCTATCACAGGTCCATTTGCAGGATAAACCTTTGCGAGCAATGGATAAATTATCTTTGGTTGTAAGGCCTTAACGATAGTATCGTCAACTTGCTCTTTAAAGAGGGCCCATGATGTAACGCTTGATGCTGCTACTCCTGTATATGCCATTTTTCATTACCTCCTTAAAGTATAAGCATTCTTATGGTTGCAGCTGCTGAGCTATTACCATCTAATGCTTTTCCAATGACGTCTCCAACATCTGTTGCTGTACCAGCAGTTCCTGCCAATTCAACTACTCCAGATGCGCCCATTTCTAAAAATGAACCTCTTACAATCGTGGAAGTTCCTGTTAAAACATAAACTACTCCACGTGTACATACTGTGACTTTATTGCCTGCTGCGATTTGATCATCAGTAGATGTTCTACTAAATCTGTCACCGCCTGTTGCAACTCCGCCGAATGTCTTATTTGCTGCACCTACTGTACAAGTATCTGTTCCTGTACTAGTAATCTGAACACAGTTTCCTACTGTAACTGCTGCATCCGCTGTCCAACTAAGATATTGGCCGTCCTTAACAAAAACAGGTTTTGTTACTGTTCCTCCTACTGCCATTTTTACTTACCTCCAAATTTTGAAGCAGACTTTGAACCATTAAAACATGCATCCCACTTGCCGAAGTCACCAAACTTTTCGTGTCTATCGTTTGCGGACATATCTGCAGCTTCAACTCCAGCCACTTTTGCAGGTCCTGCACCGAATTCAGGTACAGTTGTGTCAGCAGCTTCCATAGATGATCTCATCTGTTTTAGCTGATTTTGCATATCTGCAACTTCTGCTTTTAAATCTTTCTTTTCTTTGTCTTCCTTCTCCTCTTCTGGCTTATCTTCGCCGTCTTTTGGAGCGTCTTCAGCTGGTTCTGGTGCATCATCTGCTGTTGCGACCATTCCTGGCTTATTCATATTTGCTCTATTCTTTTGTGCGCCTTCATCTGTTGTAGATCCAGCTGAATCTCCAGGAGCTTGATGGTCTGTAGGATTTTCTTCATCGTGCTTCATCATGCCTTTTTGAGCAGATTGAGCTTCTTTACCCATATCCTGTGTTTCCATAGGCTGTCCTGGTAAACGATTCAAAATTTCCTGCAACATCTGTACGACTTGACCCATAGGGTCACCCATACCGTCTTGGAGCTCAGGTTTTGGATTTACAGGTGTTTTAGCGTTGGAACTCTGAGCGTCTTTTACGTCCATTTTTCCGTCCTCCTGTTTGTCCTGATTTGGTCGACCAAGCGCATCATTACCTTTGAATTGCTCTGTCATACCCATATTGTCCTGAGAAAACCTATCTTGAGGTGATGCATTTACCAGCTCTGGAGAAGTTCCTTCAGGTCCCTGAAAAGTACCCATCTTATTTTCTATTGTTTTAATCCTCTCCGCTAAATCTTTCATGATTAAGTCAGGAGAGGGAGCGGGGCCGGAAAACTGCTGACTTGTGCCAGGATCGCCCGCCATGCCATTAGGCATTGTATTTGTTTGACTACCATATTGATCTTGCTGTTGACCATTAACACTAGAAGCATCTGGATTTTGTAAGCCAGATGTACGTTTTGTTTCGTGACCAGAACTATTCGTAAGTTCATTAGACCGTTGCTGATGATTATATGCTCCACCCTGTTGATGTGGATTTACTTTGTCATCTGTATTAGAATTTGGATCTTTTCCTCCGAATTTACCACCTTTTACATCTTTTACTTCTGTTGGAACCATCTGATAATCACCTGCTTTGGGTATTTTTGATTGATACTTATCTATTGCGTGTAATTCCTGAAACACACAATTAGCAATAACACTTTCTCCATCTGCTGGATTATTCGTTAATGCTACATGTAAACCTTTTGAACATTCTGTAGGTACTTTATAACATATTTCACTTTCATATCGCTCCATTCTATTATGACTATTTTCACATTTATCTGTATCTTGTATCCAATCTGCTCCACAAACAGAACACTTAGCTTTTTCAACCATAACACCCATCGAAGCATAATTCACTTCACGCATACCATCTGTAGTTTCTCTGCTTAATTTTGCAATTACATCTGGATGTGTAACTTCACCTTGTACCCAAACAGTTTTCGTTTTATCATCATACCATGCTCCTCGTTCGTCTGAATATACCCATCCAATGTCAAAAAAAGGACTTGATAATTTTCTTGTAGCATGACTAGAACCTTCTTTTCCTTCTAAATCGTATCTGAAAGGAACTGCTCTAAACAAAGGCACAACTTCTTTTAGCATTTTTTGAGTCCAAAAAAGACCCTTCTTATTTGCCCCTTCATGCATAAGAGGAATACTAATTATTGCTCTTTTAAAATCATCTGCAATTTCAACATTATATAACTGAGAAGAAAAAGAATCAAAACTATTCATAGAAGTATTCATTTGACTAGTCTGTGATTCAGTATCCATATATATATTATATACAATTAAATATATAAACCTTTCTAAAAACACACCTAGAAAATGCAGTAATATAGTTATATATAAATATCAAACTATCTTAAAAATAAATGATATTCATAATCCTGCTTTCTTCAATTTCTCGTAATAACTTGGGTCTTCTTTAAGATGATCTTTAGCTATATCTTCTGCAACTTTTTCAGAATCAGTTCCTGCACCTTTTCCTTTTGCCATATTACTTGCATCTTTTACTGCTTTGTTTATGGTTTTCTTATGTTCCATCTCATGCTTCATACCTTTTGCTACACCAGAAATATTCATTTTACTTGGAGCACTGTCTGCCATTCCTAACATTTGTTTCTCTTTCTTAGAACCAAAGTTTCGAACATTATTTTCTATTATAGCATTCTTTTCAGGTGTCAGTTCTTTTGAAGTTTCCACTTTAGCCATAGGTGCTTTTGATGCACTAGCTACTGCTGCTTTTTGTGCTTTTGTTCCTAAGCCAAGATTTTGCTTATCGATGAAGTCTCTAGCAACCATTCTGGTAGCGAGCCGTCCCATTAGAGTGCTATCTTCACTTTTTTCTACATGTACCATTTTCTTTGCCACCTCTGGCTTCTTCAAATATAAAAACTTTCTTTGTTTATCGCTCTTAAAAGGCATTTAACTCACCGGTTTTCCTTCACCTGTGTGCAAAGGATTTTCTCCTGGTTTCGCTTTCTTTGCACTTGGTCTTGCACTACCTGCTGGACTTGAGATATGTAATTTCTCAGGTACTTCTCCTACTAAGTCTCCCATTTTTGGAGCTTTAGCTACAAGAGAATCATTATCAGAACGGCTATTTGGACCGTTCCCGCCCTTTTCATACTTTTTATATGATTTAACATTTTTTTCCACTTTCTTAAAATCTCCTATCATCTTCTTTACCTCCTATGATTTATCAGTATGTTCATACCAACTAAAATTATAATCTGTTAATGATGTTGCTGGTACACCATGATTTTCAATAGACACATTATACAAAAGAGCTTGACCAAGTTCTATTTCGTCATCATTTCTTACTTCTCCTCCTGCATTTTTTCCGTCACCTTTTCTAAAAGTTTGTAAAACTGAACCACTTACTAAACCTGTAGGATCTTGATATACTTTCATTCCTGCAGTATTTGAACTGTTTTCATTGCTATTGAACGAAGCAACTTCTGTACCTGAACCAGATACTGAAACAACTCTTCGTAAAGTAATAGTGGATTCTTTTTCAAAACTGATTTTGAAAAAAAAATGCGGCCATCTTGTTGTATTAGCAACTTTAAATAAAAAATTTACTGAACCTGCTGATGCTATATTTGCAAAATCCTTAATGTAAAAATGTCTTCCGTTATGAATTTCATGATGAACATGCTCTATCGTCTCTAATGCAAGAGTACTACCATCTATTTCCACTTCGCTGCCTGAAGTATTAAATAAGGCGACCTTTCTTCCTCTTGGTCTAAAACCACCAAATATCATCTCTCCTTCCTCGCCTTCAAAATCAGTTCATCATTATTATAAGTTTTTACGAAATTATCTGATTCTTCAATAACTTTTCTACCATCAAATTCGTAATCATGTTTTTCTTCTACTACCAAACGATCATACAATTGAATTTTACGTAATTCCTCTTTCATTTCTTCTGTTGGGTAATATCTATAAGCAGTTGAAGATTGTACTAAACTTTTGATAAATAGGGCTATTTGGTCACCCATGTAATTTCCGCCTTTTCTATTCATTTCTTCATATATATCTTCCTTAAATCTTTGAGTCACAAATACCATATTTTCAACAGGCATTTCGAAGTGAATACGATCATCTAAAACACAAAACATAATAATATATGAGCCTGGTTTTCGGACTTCTGTAAACTTCTCGTAAGTTATCGGGTAGTAATTATTCGATATCATCTATTATTATATAACCTCTATCAAGATTCGTTATCATTTTAAGACTCTAAATATTTATGACAATCTTTACAACAAGTAAGACCATTATTTACATCCCATAATTCTTTGCATTCAATAGCATCTTCAAAAAGAACAATATTATTATCGCTAATTATATCTTTGACCTTTTTAACATGGTGCGCTTGTAAATTTTTAGATCTTATATCACATCTTTGACATGTATAATTATCTCTTCGATAAACTTCATTTCTCCAAATTTTATATTCTAATGAAGTATAAATTTTTTGTCTCAAAGATTTTGAATACTTAAAAATCCCTCCTTTCCAACTACCATGTCTTGTTTCATCAATAAAAAATTCTTTTGGAGTTCTTAATTTAAAACCTCTTTTATAAAAATTTCTCAAAACTGTCATTTTTGCACAGCTATACATTTTTGAAAGTTCTAAAACAGTCTTTCCATTTTTATACTCTTCATAAACTTTTATCCAATCAATCTTTAATCGATAAACTTGCGTTAATTTAATACCATTTCTTTTTAGTAATCTTATTATCGTTTTTACATTACATTTATATCTAATCGAAAGTTTTCTAGAAGAAATTCCAGAATTATATTCTTCTATTACTTTTTTTTCATCAAATACTAATTTATACATCTTTTATTACCTTTATTTTCTTTTCAGAAGTTTCTATTTTAATTCTGTCTCCTTTAGAAAGATCTCCCAACCCTATATGTTTTTGACTAATATCTGCCTCTTTACCTTTGAGTTTATGAGCATTATAACGTGATCCGCCAAGCTGACTTGGATCCTTAACATTGGCCTCGTTTCTATTATTTGCTTTAAAACTTCCACCAACATTTAGACCACCTCGCATTATTTCCATATTCTCTTGTTCGTTATAGTCTGATGGTGTTGCATTTGACTTAGAATTAGGAGTATTCCCTAAAACCCGTTTATTAGAACTATCATCGTCATTAGGGGGCGAGAATAGGGGAGGTTTAGGGAACTCCTTTTTCTCCATAGTAACCTCCTGAAGAGGCATTCCTGATAGAGTGTCATCTATTCCAATTGTATTCTTATCTATACGTTCTTGCTCTGATATAGGTGTTTCACCTATTTTCATTGCCGCTCTATTTTCATCTATAATTCCTGCATTTTGTAGAGCAATTGAATTTTGCTATTGATTGAGTTTCATCTTGTTTAAAGACTTCTTTCCACACAACTTTAGGAAATTTCGGTTCACTCGCCAACCATGAATCATAATCTACCAAAATNTCTTCTACAACATCTTTTTCTCCCATTGCATCTTTCACTATCTTTTTCTGTTGTAATTCATAATGGATTCTTGGTTTAATGATTTTATCTTCGATTTCTTCTCCTACGATAGTCTGAGGAATTTTTAATCTAGCCAAGAACGTTTTATCTTGTTCTGAGATCATTCTATCTGTAGAACCTTTCGGTTTGAAATAACTTTCAGGTGCACCAGTTGCTGCGAAGATTTGTGTGTCAACATCTCCCGTAAGTTCAAGTAAAGATGATTTAGACTGGCTTACTGTGATTATAGTAGGTTTCCATAGATCTGAAGTTATAGGATCTGAACCTGGTTCCATATCCTCTAGCATGTCTTCCATTTCTTCTAGCTTAGCATTTGCTTGTTTTGGACTTAAACCTTCTGTCGTAAGAGCCCAATGAATCATTGGTTTAGTATATTTCTTATATAGTATAGGTGCAAGTATGTTAATATCAAGTCTTGCCATTGCTGGATCTTGAATTGTTTTAATATCTGAGAAACCAAAAGGATATTCTGTGAAATCATTGACTTTAAAATGCATCATATCCTCTGGATGCATTACAATTGGAGTGGGATAGGAGAGTGTTACCCCAGTCAATATATTAGGATTTACCCTGCCATCATCAGGATATGATGCAATAGTAGTGCCTCCTATAATAGGAGGTAAGTATATATAGAACATGATTTTTGTTGTCATCGGATCTAAGAAAATCTTTAGTCTTTCTGGTTGAAGAATAGTTACTTTATCAACTAAACCTTTCTTATCTCTTCTCAATGCCCAATATGCATTACCATATTCTCCTAAATGAAATCCGGTTTTAATTAGTTTCTGTACATTAATCTTCAATCTATCAAACAAATATCTACGAATAAGACGTTCTTCTGCGACTTCTGTAGTTTCTGCACCATAATTAACATCGAAACCACAACCTAATCCAAGTTGTGCTTTAAGAAGTAGAGATGCGTATAAATAAGGCACGTTATAAACTAAGTCGACATTTTTAGCGTAATCTTCTGGCGATTTTATTGAGGAAAGTGAGAAATAAAGAGCCCAGCCAGTGTACACCTTGCCATTAATGATGTATACTCTATCTCCCGCCATTGCCTGTGAATACGGAATTCCCAGAACACGATCATCTTCAGCAAGTTCGATTTTAGTCTTTGCTATATGAGACGCTCCTGGGTCATTATACTGATCTACTCTATGGTATAATTTATACTTACCATTGTCTGCAACTTCTAATATAGAATTAGAATGTAATCTGCTCCATTGCTTTAATTTTGAAACAGAACCTTTAGCCAACATTTTTCCTTCTACAAAATTATTTTGAGAATCTATATGTCCTGCTGTTTTAAAATTTTCAAAAACTTTATCCATATCTTTATTAAAATCTCGATTAATTACAGCATTTTTACGTCCCTGTTCTAAAGCAGCTTCTACTTTAGCATGGGAACCAAGATGAGAAGTAGGTTTCAAATCAGACTGCGGCTTCTCCGGAGTCCCATCTTTACCAGCTAGAAGAATTGTATCCTTTGGTTTAGAAATTGTTTTTGTATCCATAAATATGTAATACTTTCCGTATATATAAATGTTTCGGTTTAAATAGGTTTATTATGATCCAAAACAGATTCGTTATGAAACCAAAAGGTTCGTCCATGCAATTCATATGGTGTGATTTTATCTTCATCATATAACATACGAGTAATTATATGAGTTCTTTGTAAGCTAATGTTTAGTTCTTTTGCAATATGCTTTATTTGGATAGGCATTCCTATCTTTAGTAAGTATGGAAGTACTCTTTCCTTATCTTCTGCTACTGTTTTGTAGTCTTCTTTCATCTTAATCTCACTTCATCTCATTGTAAAACCACGAGATGCACTCCTTCTTTGCATAGCATTTTGATAGCGTGTGGCATTTTTTCTTCGTTTTATTCTTGCGTGTGTATTTGCAGCCAAAACTTCTTTCGCACGTTTACGTGTTTCTCCATGAATAAAATTATCTGTTTTTTCCCGCGGATTACTGAATGTTGATACATCATTTGGTGTATACATAGTCATATTCTTTAATGCAAGGAGAGTTGACCACAACATATCATCATGTTCATTACTCGGATGAAAGAACTTTTTTAGGTGCGTTTGTTCATTTATTTCAAACTGTTGATTTAGGAATTGTTGAAGTAATTTTTCTGCTGTCTTTGGTAATTGAAAACTATATTTCTCGAACAGTACAACTGCAGTATTCACCATCTCTTCTTTATTTTTATTAGTGAAGTGTAATGCTCCTCGTATTTGTTTCTTATCGTTCACAATTGGTACATCATTAGTTTTAAGTAACTCTATGAAGCTTCTCTCATTTGAGCAATCTGCATTGAACTCTCTTGGTCCATATACATTATAAAACATTGCAATTGTTTCTGCAACTTCAGAATACGATGTACCCAATGGAAATACTATCTGAACAGCGTATCTTAGAGGTCTTATATCATCTCTTATTATTGTGTAAACTGTTGGGTCTCGTTCTTTACCTAAATCTAAACCAGACACAAATGTAGCACCATCTTCTTCTATTAATTTTGTGACTTTTGCTACTTCTTCTTTTGAAAGATCCTTTCTATTTGAGATATAATCATAATCTGCCAAATTCCAACGGCCCGTAGGTCTTCCGTCTTTTGCCTCGGGTTCAAAGAGCTTGCTCGGGAAAGCTAAGACACCTTCCTCAATGAATTCTGTTAAATACTCTTGACGAAATAAAGCATCTGGTGATTTTTCTTTCTGAGACATAACATATTCTTTAGAAAGAAAAGGGCACTCAAACCAGAGTTGTCTTATGACTTTTACAGTTTTAGACTTAAGTGCTTGGAAGAAATGGTTTTTAGTTTTGGGAGTTCCAGCTTCGATAATGAGGGCATTGGTAGTTGCACCGAATGGAAGTATGTCAGCGGAATATTTATTGTCGGTGATATCTTGAGACTCGTCAATAACAATACATGTGGCGGTGTATCCTCTGATATGGCTGCCTGGACTTGCAGACATAAATCTTGCTTGGTTTCCATTTTTTATCACGATCCTCTCTGAATTTATTTTAACGATGTATTGTGAGATAAAGTCACTTTTATCCACAAGTGTACGAATTTTATCATAGATTAATATATGCTGTTCTTTAATAGGAGCTAATATCGCTATTTTCTCATCCATATGTTCTCCTTGTACAGTAGTGCCTTTTCCATATAGTAATCTCCATACAATATAAGACGCAATTACAGTAGATTTTCCTGTCTGTCGTGACCATATTGCTACTATATGTTTTCTTTTCTTTGTTTCATCTAAAAATTCCTTTTGCTTAGAAGACAATTCTCTTCCTAAAAATATCTCTATGAAAGCTGCAGGATCATTTTCAAATGACTCGATTACATCAATTTCACTCATAAAATCTAACCACCTATTAGATTACTATTTGTATTTCTCTATAATATACTAACTCCATTTGTTCACCTAGCATTTGTCTGACTACATGTAATTCATCTGCGTGGTGCCTTCTGCGCAGAGTCTGTAAACTGAAGAATCTTAGGCAATATTCTGTACATTCCTTACTTGGCATTGCTTTTACTGTAGACAGTGTATAAAAAGGAAATGTTTCTATTTTTGGACATAAAGCACTTGTGTCCCAATAAATAGGATAAGATAGCCTTTCACTTAAATGCTTTAATGGGTTAATTACGCCCCTAGGCTCTAAATCAGTAGAACCGATTTTCATCTGATCCATGTTCCATCATCATCTTTAACTACATTAAATGCTATTGAATCTGTTTTTGTGCTATCCATTAAAGATAATAGCATTTCTATGTCCTTTCTTGTTAATCTTACTATTTCATATAGTTCTTCTATTTCAATCACCTAATTTAAATTCATTTAATATTCTTTCTACTTCTGAGTCTGGAAAGTAAATTTTTGGATTTTCCTGGTCTTTATTAGTTGTTATTAAAATCACCTTCTATCTTTAGTCTACTTTTCTCCGCTTTTAATTTTAGTTGCTTTTTTAAGTGTTCTGTGAATGTTTTTGCTTGACTGCTTTCTTCATCTGATTTTAATATTCTGTCTAATGCCTCTGTGGTTTCTACAATCA